GGGACCAGAGCAAATATTCAAGAAATACAGAGAAACTCATGCTGGTGAAACAGTGGTCGATGGCTCCGCTGAAACTGTTGCTGGAGCAATGCGAAAAAATGCTGGATTTATTTTGCGTGTTGACGAAGATACTCAAAAGGTATTAGCTTCAAAAAAGAAAAATAAATAAATAATGAGCGAGAATTACTCTATACTTGTAAAAGATGCTGATAAAAACACGTCTGATATAAATGACTACAAAAAAATTGGATTTGAAGAATACCAACTCCCAGACAATATGGTTCTGATGGTTGCTGAAGATGCTCCAGAAGACATAAAAAATGCTGCGCTTGATGCTGGGAATGGAGACTATGATGCGCTCCAAACAGCACTTGGAATCGAAGAAGAATAACCTATGCCACTACGAAAATGTGCCTCACAGAATTGCTTTGAACGCAATCTAAAAACTGAAATGAAACACGGCAAGCCGCAGAAGCAAGCACTTGCTATTGCCTATGCCGTACAAAAGAAAGCTAAGGCTAAAAAATAGCCTTTCACTTATAAATAAATATGAAAAATACAAAACCCGTCAAAGGGATTGGACGTAACCAGTGCGGAGTCGAGGATCACGATGATCCGTGGATTCGCAGACTTTCCATTGTAGTCGATCAAGCCTGTGCGTTCTTCTGGACGCGAACTCCAGAACGCAGGAAAATTCAACGCGAGTTCCTCGCTAAATTACATGGCTACTAAGCGAAATAACCACCCTGCATTCCCCGTGCCTCATTTCGGTGGTGATGCAAAGACATCCGCAGTCAAGCCAAACTCTGGCATGGGAATCCGAGATTACTTTGCAGCGGCATCCCTGCGGGGCTACAGGGCAAGCGAAGAATTCTCTGGTGAATTGCCTGAGATAGTGGCAGAGTTGTCATTCGTGGACGCAGACGCAATGCTCATCGAGCGTGAGAAGCAAACATTCAACCAATAAATATTATGGATACAACACCAAAACAAGCAGGTGAGGAAGAGACGCAGCAAGCAATTGATGCAGTCCTTTCTCAAATCGACCTAACCAAAATCACTCAGCATGACGTTTACCATGACATCATGAGGACGCTCCAAGAGACGAGTTTCAAGTTCGTCCTAGCAGCAAAATTGATGGAGCATATTTTCGTGCGTGACGGGGTATTCCAAACAAAGGAGCAAGAAGATGAGTCACGGAAAGATTGATAACAATGAGTGGCATCGAAACGGCAAGGGAGATAAGCCTCGCACCAAAACTTGGGAGCGAAAATATCAGGACAACTACGATGATATCGACTGGGATTCATTCAAGCGAGTTTCCAAGGAAAGAGACAAAAATGAAGACCACGATTCCTGATGTAGTGCGGCAGTTTTTGTCAGAGATTGGACGCAAAGGTGGATGCGTTTCTTCCGATAAAAAAGTTGAGGCAGCACGAGCCAATGGTGCGAAAGGTGGAAGACCTAGAAAGATGGAAGTCTGCACAGCTTGATTCTATCGGCATCTGCGGGTGTCAACAGAATTAAGTAATTATTTTTATCCTACTGAAAAAAAAGTGAAAATAACTATTGCATAACCCAAGCGGCTTGGTATCTTGTTTGTAGTTGATGACACAACGTCAGCAACGAAACCAAAAACCAAATCAATCAAATGACAACTCTTAGCAAAAAAACCATCCTAGCAATTTCTAAATACGGAAAAGAATTTTGCATATTTGCAGCACAAGAAAACAAAGAAGGCAACGGAGCAAATACCATCTCTTGGAGTTTCCCAAAAGAAAGCGGATTGCAAGGCAGGACACGATCAGCAGATGCAGCAATAGATGCAGGACGCGAAATTTTAAATAACTAAAACCCAAACGGAGCGGGTTCCACCCCCGCTCCACAACCCAACAAACAAAATGAAAAGGACGGCAGGAATCTTTCCCAAAAAACCTTGTTGACATTCCCAAGCAGATTGGATAATTCTACAACTCTTATGAACATCATCGAAACATTCGCTTCAACTCCTTTGCTTGTGACGCTCCAGCATTGTCTGGATGCGTTCATGGTAATCGCACCCGTTGTCGGACTAATCGGATTAACCTTAGTACTCACCCAAAACAAATGACCACATCAATCGCAGTTTCCTACTTCATCCTTTCATTCGCATCCTGCTTCGCTTGCTACAGGCTTGGGCAGGAAAACATCCTCCATCGTTTCAAAAAGTATTGCGAGAAGCGCAGGAAAGACGAGCGCACTTGCGAGCAGTGGGAAGATTTTATCAACCAGTAAACAAACAACAAACCAGTAAAACAAATGAAAAACATAGCATCAGCACTAGTCAAAGCTCAGAAGGCATTCGGCCCAGCACTCAAAACATCAACCAACCCTCACTTCCGCTCGCGGTACGCAGATCTGTCTGCTTGCGTCGAAGCAGTCATCACGGGTCTTAACGATAACGGAATCGCATTGATCCAGCAGACACACGAATGTGAATCTGGTGTTATTGTCGAAACTCTATTCATCCACGAATCTGGTGAGACATTCTCAGCGGGTAAGCTGCACGTTCCAGCCAGCAAGAATGACGCAATGGGATACGGGTCTGCATTGACGTATGCAAGACGTTACTCGCTTATGGCAGCGTGTGGCATTGCACCTGAAGATGACGATGGTCAGGCAGCATCTCGCGTTGTTCCGCAAGCTAGGACATCAGTGACAAAAATCATAGCACCTGTAACACCCAAAGAGGATCCAAACTGGTTTGCAAAGGTTGAGTCCGTGATTGGAACCAAAGCTGAATCGGCTACTGGATACTTACTCTCGAAAGGTGAGATCAAAGTTGGTCAGTTGTGGCACGATCTTCCCGTTGGCAAGTATCGTGACAACTTGCTCGTATCTCCAGAGAAGTTCTTGGCAGCAGTTGCTAAGTGGGAGGCATCGAAATGATCCGTCATTCACTACTACCCAAGCTGGCTGAGTGTGCGTGTTTCGAGTCCAAGGAGGGACAATCTTATGCCGCATCTCGCGGGACTCACATGGACGAGGCATTCAGGGAAATGTTCATGGGCAATAATAAGCCCTTCCTCGCACTAAAGTCCAAGGATGCTGATGCGGTCATGTGGGCTATTGAGATGACCAAGACAATCGCTGGTGATCACGAGGTGGTAACCGACGAGAATAGCTTGAAGGTTAAAACCCCCGGCATCGATCACACAGGAACCGAGGATTGCCGCATCCCAGCACTCCATACAAGCCTAGACTTGAAGTCAGGAATCCTACGTTCGTATCTTGAGCAGCAATGTGCCTATGCCTACGGAAACATGGCAGCGAGTTATGACTTTGAGACGGGTGAATATGCCATTCGCGAATGGACTACGCACTTGCTGTTCTGTGATCAGGAGCGTGTAGTCACGCACTCTTGGACAATCGAAGAAGCCAAGCAGGTTGTTGAGGGTGTTCTCGCAGCATACAACGATCCAGACAAAGTACCGACAGCTTGCGATTATTGCCGCTGGTGCAACAAGGCAGCAACGTGCGGCCAAATTGCAGTCCCTATTGCTAACACACTAGCGGTTGTGGAAAACGATCTACAGGCCAACCTAGCGCAAATGCAGGCGCATCTCGCGGGTGATATCGAGCGGTTATCCATGTTTATAAAACAGAGCCATATTTTCAACAACTACCTAGTCGATTGGGCAAAGGATCTGCTCAAGGAAAAGTTGCAATCAGGAGAGAAAGTCTACGGCTGGAAACTGCAACGTCAAAAGGGACGGGAGACATATCCTGAAGAGGTCATCGAGCATATCGGAACCTGCACCGAAATGTCACTTTCCGACAGCATTAAGCTATTCGGAGGTAGCATCTCTGCTACAAAATTGCAGAAGTACTGCGATTCGGTAGGATACGATCTATCCCAGATCCAGCCAGATGTTGGTGAGGAGATTGTGAAGCTAGTTGAAGATAAACCCAAGAAAGTAAAACTATGAACGAGCTTAACTTTGACAAACTCACTGGCAATGGATGGAAGCAATTCAAAGACTTCCTCAATCAGTCCGACATTGCATTCTACCAAACCTTCGCGGGACATGAGGAGTGTCGTTGCAATGAAGGAAAAAAGAAACAGGTCGAGGTTTATATTTACGACCATCGAAAATATGGATACCCGAGCATTGGTTACGAAGTTAAATGCACTGGTGAGTTGCCAGATGGTACATGGATTGAACTAAAATCACATAGCTTATCTGAAGACTTTGTTGACCGCAAAGCACAGGAACTTTTGGAAATCTGGGATTGGTCTGTAAAAAACAATTTGACGAAATCCAAAAACTAGATATTTTGAGTTAGCTTCAGACGAAGCGCGATGTTTGATACCATCGTTAAAAACCAACCAATTTGACCTACCTCATGCCCATAAGATTCCTTGTGGGAGTATCACTTGAGGTGGGTCTTTTTTTATACTATGAAAATTAAACGACCAGCATTTCAGTTCTACCCAGCTGATTATTTGGGATCTCAACGTGTAGCGTTGATGAGTCTTGAAGAAGAGGGGGCTTATATCCGCTTGCTTTGCTATTGTTGGCAGCACGGAAGTATCCCATCGAATCCAGATCAAATAGCACGATTGATTGGCAAGGGTGCTTCAACCACCCTTGCAACCACCGTTGCAACCATGTTCAAACCACACCCCAACGACACTTCATGCATGGTGCATGAGAGGTTGGAGCAGGAAATCTTAAAACAGAATGAATGGGCAAGAAAGAGTGCCGAAGGTGGCAAGAAGTCTGCCGAAATGCGTAAAATGCTCAAGGGTGGTTCAACCACACTTGCAAGGGTGGTTGAAGATTGCTTGCCAAATGGTATCAACCAAAAGGCAACACTACAGTCTTCTTCTTCATCTTCTTCTTCTACTACTAATAATATAAATAGACCAGATTCAGTTCCTGAACAGGTCTGGAATGATTTTCTTAAAATCAGAAAAGCCAAGAAATCACCACTAACCCAAACTGCACTTAACGGAATTGAACGTGAAGCTGAAGAAGCTGGATGGACTCTCGATGAGGCAATCACTGAATGCGTGACCAGAGGATGGCAAGGATTCAAAGCTGAATGGGTACAAAAGGCACAAGCGACAAACAACAGGGGATACTAACATGAAAAACATACCAATCGCACAAACAGCAGAAAAAGCGGCACTATCACTAATCGCAATTGACCCAGACGTTCTACCACACTTATCGTGGAATGCTGATCTGTTTGCGTTATCGCAACACAAACTGATCTTCACCGCACTAGAGAGAGTCTACCAGCGGACAGGATCCACAAACGCACTAGGGGCATTGTCTGACCTAGAGACAACTGGCAAGCTGAATGCTTGTGGTGGGAAAGATGGAGTGATGGATATCCTCCAGACAATCTTCCTGTCACCCGGTGCTATGTGCTTAGAAACCGCAGCAGACTACCGCGCACAACTCATCAAAGCAAAAGGCTACAGGGATGCCATCAAAACGTGGGAGGATAACCATGATGACGTTTGCGCAATGAAGGCAGACCTTTCTAGCCTCGCAGAGTCCTTTGCCAATGCAATCGTACCAGAACACCAGTGCAAGGACGTGAAGGCCCATCTGAGCGATTTTATGGACGATCTGGAGGACAAGACCCCACTAGAGAATTTCCCCACTGGAATTCCCAAGCTGGACAAGTTTCTTGGTGGAGGTGTTCGCAGAGGTGAAATGCTAGTTGTGGGAGCGCAAACCAGCGGAGGTAAATCCATCCTGCTTTACCAAGCCGCACTACAGGCACTACTCAATGGTAAATCAGTAACTATATTTTCCCTAGAGATGCCAGCTAAGGCTATTCTACAACGTATAGCTTCCAATCTTCTGGGTAAGACAATTCTGCCATTGCGTGAGATGGAGGGAGTCACAGAGTGGAGAGGTGTTGCATCTGCAAAGGATATCTCCAGTGCAATCACGCAACTCATGCAGATGAAGCTGACGATCCGAGATGATCTCTCAGAGGTTGGTGAAATAGCAGCAGAGGCATCACGTCTTGCTTCACTTGGCAAGGCCGATCTGATCGTTGTGGACTACCTACAAATCGTGACGATGCCATCCGCTGATAACCGCGAACAGGCAGTGAGTGAGCTATCACGCAGACTCAAGTTGACGGGCTTGAAAACAAACTCCGCAGTAATCACCGCATCACAACTCAACGATGAAGGTGCAGTACGGGAATCCAGAGCAATCGCGCATCATACTGATTTCTTGGTTCTCATCTCTCATCCTGACGAGAAGAAGAAGGACACTTCATCATTCAAGAAGAAAGTTGAAACCCAACCAACTTCGCGCATACATATCGGCAAGAATCGACGTGGTCAGCGTGACGTTTTTGTTCCTGTAAAAATGCGCGGAGAAATTTCCAGATTTGAACAAATTGATGAACATTGATCACCACTTCGACGAGGCTTGCATTTTGCTAGACACTGCAACAGCAATCTGGCAGAGCCGCATGATTGCTAGGTTTGCGGACGCTCAGGAAAAATACGAAAAAACAAAAGAAATCTACAATAAATATTTTGCACACATCGAAGAAAATTCTGTTGACGAGTTTGAATTTTAACCCTAGATGTAGTGCCGTTAGCTAAATAAATACACCATATCAAATGAAACAACTAAACGTAATCACAGTCGAGGCAGACAAGTCTCGCAACGACCGAGGCACACGGGACTGGGGAACATTCCGTATCACGTCGAAGTCCTATCTATCCAAAGAAATCATCGAGTCCATTTGCGGATCTCACGATATGTTTGGCCAATCGTTCACGTTCCATGAAACGAAGGACGAAAATGGGTATGTCTACGAGGGTAGCTACGATTGCTGGAGCGACTAGTATGACAAGCATTCAACTATTCATGGGCAGCGTTACTCTTGTCATGCTCATCTACATCTTCGCTGAGATCATGTGCCAAGTTACAAACTACATTTCAAAGAAGAAATACGGAGTCGATTTGGAAGATGATTGGAGAAACAAATGAAAAGCCTAAAGATTACCATTGAGGTAACCTGCATGGTTCCTAATGCAACAGAACTAACAACCGACACTTTTGGTGAGATCTACATCAAAAATGTGAAGGAATCTCTTTTATCATGTCCAGAAATTCATGGGATTCATTTTCTCTCATCAGACGAGAATGAGGTACTAAGCGAGGAAGATGGAGGAAGATTAGAGGATTTCATCTACAATAGACAACCCAAGTACACCACAATGATCGCTCTTGGTGACGAAGAAAAGACTCACACAAAAAACGTGTTCCCAGTTTCTTGGCCCTAACTAAAGCACATAACATTACACTTTCTGCAAACAAATGCAGACTTGGTGGCATCACACCACAAAAACGATGCAATAATATAAACTAACTATAACAATAATATGGCAGACCAATACGATAACACAAATCGCGGATCACTCTTCAAGAACGACCGCAAAGAACTAGACACCCACCCAGACTACAATGGATCCATCAACATCGAGGGAAAAGACTACTGGCTCAATGGTTGGCTCAAGGAATCCAAAAAGGACGGCAAGAAGTTCTTCAGCTTGTCAGTGAAGCCAAAGGATCAGGATGCTGGTAAAACCCCTGCAAAGGCCAAACCTGCTCCAGCACGGGCCAAGGATGATGATTCAGAAATCCCGTTTTAACTTATGAACGAATGGTACATTGATGCCTTTAAAGATATAAAGGAAGAAATGGATATTAATGACACAGCAGCAGCAATTCTTATTCTAGCACATACAGTTTCACGCTTGCTCAACAAAGACACTTGTGAAACGATGGGACATGAGTTGGCTATGTCATTGAAAAATGTTCTTAAAGAAAGTGAAATTAGAATAATTAAAAACTAATGCTTTCCTTGCTAACCTGCATAGGTCAGTCCCGCAGGTTACAGGATTTCCTCGCTAGGTTGGGAACTCCCGATCAGCAGGGGCAAAGGGGGTTGGCTGTGACCCCAAAAACCACAGCCACAATTTTAAGGGATTGTAGCGGCCACCATGTGGGCTGGTTATCATTTGACCCTGTGAGGTAACTACATAAAACCTCACACCCCTTTTATAAATATATGAACGAAATTATAACAGACTACTTGGACGCAAAGCAACTGGCTGACAGGCTAACTGCACTGGAGTTGCACTCCACTAGCGAGTTGGCTAGGCTGGAGCAAGAACGTGACGAGGCTTTATCTCAAATTGCACAGGCAGAGTGCAGGGCAGAACGATTCTGTCAAGAACGCGACGAGGCTAGGGCTGCGTTAATGAAGATTGAGGATTTATTCATCGACGGGACAGACATTTACGCGGACAGAGAAAACATGGGCCTGATTGCCAGATCCGCATTGGAGGAAGCAAAATGAATGACCCACTATATACAGCTGAGATAGAACGACTCAAGGACTGCGACAAGGACTACCGCTCTATTGCCGCACAACTGGCAGTATTCTGCTCCGCTGCGATATTTGCACTAAGAGCATCCAACAAGGAATTGGAGGACGTACAGGTCAAGGCTGAGATCATTCCAGACCCGTTCGCTGAACAGGCTATTGATGATATGTTTCAAAGCTACCTAGAGTCACTGCGCGACTACCCTGAGCTAATGGCAATCGCACTCAAATTCATTCAGCAATCACGATAGACCATGCAACTTACACTCAACCCTGACGAGGTGCAGATATGCCAACTCATTGGCAGGATGCGTTCGCTTATAGCTCGAAGCAATGGAGTCAAGGATGCCAAGATTGGCAACCAAGACGGAGCAGAAGCTGACGTGATTGGCATGATGGCAGAGTACGGGTTCGCAAAGCTGATGAATGTATTTCCTGACCTCGGACTATCACCTCGATCTGGATCTCCAGATGGCGTTATGCCAAGCGGCAACAGATACGATATAAAGGCATCAAAGCACACACACGCTCGCTTGCTGTCCACACTCAAAGTAAATCCAGATGTAGATGTATACGTCTTATGCGTTGTGGATTCACCAACACTTGACTACAAAGGATGGGCATGGAAGGAAGACCTGATCAAACCATCGAACATAATTAATCTAGGCCACGGAGAAGGCTATGCACTAGACCAAGACAACCTAAAAAAGTTTTAAACAATCAATGAAAACATACCTAGCAAAATGGCCAGATGGCACAATATCAATACTGCAAGCAAACACTATGATTGATCTATTCTGGGATCTAGACATGGAAGCCAATCCATTGTCCGCTAAACTCTATGAGCTTCCTAAACGATTCCAACTAACAACCAGCATAAAAGATGGGGAAATCGAAACAGATGAAATCTTCCCAAGAACAAACTACAAGGATCTTAAAGAAATCTTCTTTCCTGCAACCATTGCTGATGATGCTCACAACCAAATCATAAACGCAGGAATACGAGCAAAGGGTTTAATGAGCTAGATAAGGTATAATCCCACACAATAACTCAAAACTATACCCGCAAATGAACTGGACAACTGAACAACTCAAAGAGAAAGGCTACACACTCGCACCTGACGGACATTACTACTATGCAGACAACTATAAACCTCCATCTAGACGGCTACTTGACACCCTCGTTAAACACGCTCCTAAACGCGCATTGGACAAAGTACACAAAGCAAAAGCTCCTAGCAAGGACTGCGCTGCTAAGTGCAATCCGCTATACACTCTCTCAATTACAAGATACTCCACAAAAACACTCGATGTTGACAATCTTGCAGGGGGCTGCAAACCACTTATCGACCAAATCCGATACGCGCACCTCATCCCAGACGATAACCCCGAAAGCGTCAACATCACGTTCTCGCAAGTCAAAGTCAAAACTCAAGCAGAGCAACGAACCGAAATCAGGATTACCCAAGCGTAAACCTAAGCAGTCACAATCACCATATGAGCTTTAAACCATCTAAGAAAATGGGTAGACCACCAGAGTATAACGAGGAAATCGCAGAGGAAATCTGTGAACGACTTTCAATGGGCCAAACACTCTCATCCATCTGTAATCTAGAGGGGATGCCAAACTACTCAACAGTATGGAGATGGGAATGCTCAAACGAAGACTTTCGCAACAAATCTCATCTCTCACGCAAAATAGGCACTCACGCAATCGCTGATGACTGCATAAGAATCGCTGATGATCCTATGCTCGATGCTCAGGAGAAGAGGGTCAGAATTGACACTCGTATCCGTCTACTAGGTAAGTGGAACGCACGTCAGTACGGGGATAAGATTGAAATCGAATCGACACAAGCAAAGCCACTCAACGTCACATTCACCATCGGTGATAGAAGTGCTGAACCCATTGAGCTAATCCAAGGCAGGGAACCAGAGGAGAAGCAAATGCACATCGAAGCGACTGGAGAGGATCATGTGGGCTAGCGAACGATTTGCTAATGCATTTTAACCACAAAATCACTGATGTTGTCGATAATAATCACCATATAGTGTTAACTATTTTTAAATACCCCATATCTAGGGTTTATCCATAATGGTCAAATTATGCCCCAAATGCAGTTCTACGACACACGTTATGGAATGCCGTGACCTAGGCAATCGATTCTCAAGACGTAGATACTGCAACAACGAAAAGTGCAATCACCGATACTCAACCTTTGAGGTGAGCGCACAAGACTACCAAAGCCTGAAACAAGTCAACAACATGAGAGCAAAACTAACAGAGATCCTAGAGAACCTATGAAAGCGCATGAGATAACACCAGAGATGCGTATAATCCAGCAACAAAAGCAGCACATCAGAGAATTGAGGCAAATCATCCACGAATTGCAGCATGACGTAAACAAGCAGAAGTCCTTGATCAACAAGCTGAAGAATAGGGAAAACAATCAATAACTTCACATAACAGCAGTAGTACATAATGAAAACAACAAAAATGAGATTCCTTC